CGGGTTATCTGTGCTCGACGCAAGGGACGGCAGAAACCCCGCGCAACCTCCGCACATTGAGTCTCTTGTGCCGAAACAAGAAAGCCTGCGAAATCGTTGGACTTCACAGGCGTTTAAAACAAACTGGTGGAGGAAATGAGAGTTGAACTCATGACCATGACGCTCGCATCAGCGTCACGGTCTCCGGCGTTTCTGCGGATCAGGTCACGCTCAATTTCGGACAAGAGTCGCCTTTCTTCGTCAGCCTCTACGACCTGGGTGCCTTCGCAGAATTCGTGTCGAAAAAGATCTTCGAAGACACGGACAATGGATTCCTTGCCAGCGTGTAAGCACAACTCTCACAACACACCCCACGCCTCATCTCCCTGTCATGGGCGGTGAGGCGCAGTATTTCCTCCCCCATGTCCCTCTTTACCTTACCCAGCCACATAATCCTTCACCGGCAGCCCCAGGAATTTCCTCTGCTCGTTCCAGTCGGCAGGCAACTGGTGGGAGAATATCTTCTTCACGGAGAAGTCGAATGTGGGGGGATCGTCCATGATGGCTTCGACGATGTCCGGCGCAAGGTTGACCAGGGACATGATCTTATTGAGCATGGAACGGTCGATGTTCTCCTCTTCGGCAAGTTTTATGATCGACAACGATGGATGCTTCTCCCACTTATCGAGGAGCCGGAAGCTCGTGATCAGCCTCCGGCGAATGGGGGCGAGCTTGTCCCAGTCCGATTTTCCCTCTTTTTCAACCTTGTCGAGGATGACCGAGTTTCTTTCGCGCCGGATGAATACCGGAATGGTGACTTCGAGGTTCCCATTGACGAGTTTGCGTTCTGTACGAGATTTCAATCTCATGGATTACCCCCTAGCGAGCCCGCTGAGGGCTTCACTGTTGTATTCAATTTTGACCTGATCGCGGAACAGGGTTATCTTTTTGATGATGGTCTGGATGAACTTGTACCTTTCAACGGGGAACATGACCTTCCAGACCTCATTGAAGTTGGAGAATGACTGGCGGACCTCATCCTCGGTGAGGTTCTCCCCGTTTGCGTTCAGCCCCTTCGCCTCCGACAGGATTCCGAAGAAGACTTCCGGTTTGGAGAGTGTGGTCTTGATATCTTCCAGAACAATCTCCTCAAGGTCTTTCACCGGAACGCTCTTGAGCGGGCAAGTGTGCTTGACCCGTTTGCTGTCGGCATCGCAGATGAGGTAGCGGTAATTTTTGTGCTTGTCCTTGCATGCGAAGGATGCCTTGAACGCTTTTCCGCAGTACCCGCACTTCACGAGTCCCCTGAGAGGCTCGACTCGCGCGAGGCGATGCCCGCCACCCTGGTGAACGCAGTTTGCCTGCAGAAGCTTCTGCGCATTGTCCCAGGCATCCTGCGTGATGATCGCCTCGTGTTCGCCGGGATAGGTTTTATCGTGATGCTTGACGAGTCCGATGTAAATGGGGTTGTTCAGCGTGTCGTAGATGCTTTGGCCGGTGAATTCACCTCCGCCATGCAGAGTCCCGCTTCGTCTGCTGACCCATTCGCGTCTGCGGTATCCGGCCTTATTCATTGCCTCCGCAGTATCCCGCGCTGAACCGAGTTTGAGGTAGGTGTCGAAAATCTTCCGCACGACCTCGGCCTCTTCCGGGACGACGAGCAGTCGCTTGGTCGTCGGATTGGATTTATATCCCATCGGCGGCACACCACCAGTATTCATCCCCTTCTTCTTTGCCGAGGCGACCTTGTCGCGGATGCGTTCCGCGATGATCTCTCGTTCATACTGCGCAAACGTGATCAGGATGTTCAGCATCATGCGTCCGGCCGACGTGCTGGTGTTGATGTCCTGCGTTACGGAAACGAAGTCGACACCCTTCTTGTCGAAGAAGTCGAGCATGTCTGCGAAATCGTGCAGGCTTCTGCTCAGACGGTCGATCTTATAGACGCAGATCACGTCGACCTTTCCCCGCCTCACGTCTTCCATAAGGCGTTTGAGGGCGGGACGATCCGTCGTCCCGCCAGAATAGCCGCCATCATCGTATCGATCCGGCAGACACACCCAACCCTTGCTCTTCTGACTGGCGACGAACGATTCTCCCGCCTCGCGCTGGGCATCGAGGCTGTTGAACTCCATGTCGAGTCCTTCTTCCGTGCTTTTTCTCGTGTAGACGGCGACACGCTTTGTTTTGGTTTCCTCCATGCTCATCCTTTCTGAATTCCAAAGAATTCAAACCCGTTGCGGTTGACTCCGCAGATTTTTGTGGCAATCGAGGACAGAGAGGAATACATCTTCCCATCCATTTCGAATCCGTCCTTCAGCACCATCACCTCGTATCTCTTCCTGTGCCAGACGCGGCAGATGATTGTACCAACCCGAAGATTCACTTTCTTTCGGCTTCTGGTGGACGGGATTTCAATCTCCTTGATTTTCTGAAGCGTGGCCTTACTCACGCCGCCGTATGCGAGTTCCTGAACGCGATATGAGAGTCTCCGTCGCAGGAACGGCACACCGACGTTCGGAGCCGCCTTGCCGTACAGCGCGACCCATTTGTCTTTGAGTTCGTCCAGCGTCATCTGTTGGAGCGCGAGCAGCTCTCTCCGGACGTTGTCAGCAATTTCATTCATCCGCATGTCTCCTTGTTTTGAGGTTGATTGGCTCGTATTTCGAGCTTGGCATTAGTAAAGCATCGGTTCGCGCGGATAGCAAATACTTATCCCATGTTTTCTGCGTTTATATCGAAGATTCCACATTCGCGCCGTAAACACGGAGAATAGCCGCGGCAAGAATACGGCATATCAGCTTGAAATCGTCGTTCGTATTCGTCATATCGAATCCTTTCCTGTGTTTATTTTCTGAGGTCGGACAGCTTCAGTTTACGCCGAGGTTCCGCCGTCGTGATATGCGTCCCCGTGCGTTCCGACAGCTTTATGCGGCCTTTCTTCTTCTGAGCGACCGCGCCGAACTCCGGCAGGCTACATCCGAGCATAGACCCGCACACCGCGCAGCCAGCCAGGCAGTCCAGCCAGTGGTTATCGTGGTGTTCCGGCTTCAGCTTCCATTCGTCCACCGTGCGGCCGCGTCCCTGCGTCTTCACCCGGTATTCAGCCGTCAGGTGTTCGGCGAGGAGCTGATGGATGCTGGGAATGCGTCCGTAGAGCGTGAGGGAGCCTTTGTCCCCCGTGGAAACCGCGAGGCGAGCGTGGACGAAACTTTTCCAGAAGTTCGAATCGAATATGACGTGCCGGACAGCCCGCTTCTTCGCTACGCTCGGCATCATCCAGTTGAAGCCCAGACGGTCGCCCGGTTGCTTGCGGTATTCCGTCATCGGTTTCGAGCTGGCACCGACATAGCGCCCATGGCTCGGCAGCACGATTCCGGCGAATCTGGACTCGCGGCAGAACTGATAGACCAAGTCCGTACTCTGGCCCCAATTGGCGTCGATCAGCGCACGTTCGATTTTCAGCACGGCTCCGTCCTCTCGCTCCCACTCGCGTCCGAGCAGATCGTCGGTCAGGGCTGTCAGTGCGGCGTACAGGCCGCCTTCAAGTCCGGCACGAGGGAACTCGCTCTGGATGGTCGGATTGGCGTCGGCAAGCGAGAATTCGCGCCTGTGCTGGTCGGGCCATGCGCCGTAGTCAATGACACTCCCGGTGAAGTTCTCCGCCCACGCCGTTACAACATAAAACAATAATGCCTTCTGCACGTCGATGAACAGCGTGATCCGGTCGCAGGCAAGCGGAACCTTGTTGTGCGGAAGCCCGTTGATCTTCGCGCAGATGGCGTCGATGCTCAGAATCTCCTCGCCGCCCGTATCTTCGGGGAGCGGGTCGTTCTGATACTCGCTTTGAAATGCGACCTCATCTTGGAACTTCAAGTTCATCGCATGCTGAAGGGCGCTGATCTCGTCATGATTGTACCGGGCTTCCCAGCTCACCTTTGCGCCCTCATCCATCTCCGCACGGTGTGCTTCATAGAACTCGGTCGCCCTTCGGAAGTTGCCGTCCTCCCGCAGAGCCTCCGCCCGAATCTCGGCGTACTGTTCCCAGAGCTTCATGTTCTTCGGGAACTCGTAGACCATCTTCGTGCGCTCGCCGTTCCAGTCCGGATGCGTCTGCCTGTTGAGGATGATGTCGGCCATGTCTCCCGGACGAATGATCGTGCATGGCATGATCCCCGAAATCTTCTGACCGGGTCCCGCGAGGCCGAGGATGTCGCCGGCGAGCACACGGATGCGCTTGCGAGTCTGTTCCAAGGAACCGGCAGACTCCGAGGTCTGCGGGTCGTCGATCACCACGAGGCTCGGTCGAACACTGCGGCCGTCCGGCCGCTTATACTTCATACCGCGGATTCGTCCGGTGATCCCGGCCACTCGAACAACGATGCCACTCGCCGCGCTACCCTTGATGGTCGGCAGCACGATTTCATTGCTCGTCCAGGTGATGCGGGTGCGTTCTCCGTGGTACAGCTGTCCGGCACATCTGTTCGCGATGCCGTCGAGTTGCTGAATCGGATAGCAGACCTCCGGGAAGTCGGCGGCAAGATGCTCGTTGATCTCGAACTCGGTCATAAGGGAATCCAGCAGTTCCAATGCCGCCGATTCCGTTGCGCCGATGAGCATGATGAACTCGCGGTGACCGTAGAGCATCGCCCAGATAGCGGCCACCTCGGTGAGCGAGCTGTTGTGCGTAGGAACCATCTTCTTCCCGGCAAGGTACAGATGCGACGGGGAATCCACCATGACGCACTGAGTCGGCACTGTCGGAACACGTTCGATGTTCGTAATAACTCTGACCTCGCATGGATTGTGACTGAAGCATCCGAGCTTTTTGTTGAACTGTCCCATCGGGCGAACACGCATCTTCTCCTGCTTGCGCTTCAACTGAAAGAAGTTCTGGTGGTGGTATCCGTTGAAATAAAAACGGAAATAAGGACCATGTTCCTTTCCATCCAGCATGACCATCTTCTGCCCCATCCCAAATTTGATTCCGAGGGACGAAAGCAGTTCGGCGAAGCCTTCCGCAAACTTCGGATACTTGATGCAGATTTCAATGTGACCGCCATCGTCAACGTGTCCGTCTGTATCAAGAATCCCCTGCAGCAGAGCAAGACGGGCTGACACATCTGCCCGCAGATACATCGGCGGAATGTGCTTGTCGCCCAGCAGACCGAGCTCGCGGAGCTTCGACAGTCCTGATTCGTTCTTATTTACCTTTGATACGCGATGCATCGTCAAATACCCCATGATGCAATTTTCGCTTCCGCCGTATTCGACAAATTCAAGACTTTCTCGTCCGAGTTCGCGACGGATGTTCTGAGCAATTTCTTCCGCATCCTGTTTATTGAGCGACACAGCGGATTTCTCGCATGTTCCGTCTCCCAGCCACACGCCCAATGCATATGGCGCAATCGGCAGGTCGCCCGAGGACTGGATTTGGAGCGGCTTCTGCATCGGAATGCGGAAACGGCTTTCATGGTAGCCGCGCTTCCCGATAGCATACCGGGAGGCCAACCACTCTGTTGTCCGAACATACGGATTCTTGCGGCCAAAGATGTCTTCCACCTGCCAGAGGTGTCCGGCATCGCAGACGATCTCCGCGCCATCGTTGAACCTGACCTTGTAACAATCATGGTCGGTGAACACCTCGGACTTCCTTAGGACTTGGCACTGGTGTCCACGCTCATCGAACAGCCAGTCGCCGACCTTGACCTCGCCCATGGTCGTCCATCCTGTCGGCGTTGGAAGAGGCGTGTCGAGGGCAAGTGCTTTCCCTGAGCCGCGCGGCATGGCCAGAGCGAACAGGCCGCCCTTCAAAACCGCCGTCTCAATCTTATGGATGGCCTTGAGGTGGTCGGGCGACCATTCGAGCGAGAACGTCTCCGGGAAATATTCTTCGCAAAACATTCTGAAGTTCGTCCGGCACCGCTTCTTTCTCTCCGGGTTCACCACCTCCGGCAGTTCCCCGATGTCGCGACCGGCCATCGCGAGCGCGAGGTTCCTGTTTCGCGCCGCATTCTTCTTCTCTTCATAGCTCAGAGGTGTCATGCTCTGCCTCAGCATGAGTTCGGAACGGAGCCAGGCGGCATACTTGAACAGGTTCACGGTCTGCCCGCCGTCTTCGCTGATCCGAAATCCTGCACGGTCCCTGTGCCGTCTGAGCTGGCGGTCGTTCAGTACGGCCATCAGCGGGGTCGTGTTCACGATTCGCACGATTTCAATCGGCTTGAGTTTGGTCGGGTTCATTGGCATTGCTGTTGATCTCCTTCAAAATCCACGCCATATAACTGATGAAATTGACTGTGCCGTCGGCGTTGCGTGGTGCGCCCGCGTCAAAGTCGCTATGCAGAAGTTCCAAGGTCATGCCGCGATA